AAGATTTGTAGTATCGCTAAATTGTGCCATTTTTACTTTATTTTACTGATAATTCGCTCATCCTAGCCCCCGTAAAGGGACTAAGTGAATGAACTAAGCGATACGAGTAAACGTATACGCGGTTGGTGAACTAAACATAAGTCTGAAACATGCTTGTCCTGTAACACCTGCAGGTACAGTGAGAAGTCCTGACTCAGCTGCGTTAGCTGCTCCAAGTGCTGAAACAATAGCATTTGTTCCTACTGCGATAGTCACAGTGTTTGCACCTGCTGTGTTGTCGATGTACAAATCATGGATAGTACCTTTGACTGCTTCAAGCTCTGCTCCTAAGAGAGTACCTGTAGGCATTGTCATAGTAGTTGCTGCTGCTGAAGTAGATGTAATGTACCCACTTGCAACTTGTGCAACTGTTAGTGTTGCTGTTGCATTCACGGCTCGTGGTGTGTGAACTTCGATAGATGCATCGAAAGTTGGTTGTTCAAAGTGCGGATTTAATCCATTTGCTCCCATTTTATAACTCTTACATTAAACTATTGTTAATTTTTACCTTACTATTACTAGCAGGGCCAGGAGCATCTTTTAGGTCTCTAAGTTTTGTGATAAGTCCTTTTACGATATTACCTCCAACAACTTTATCATCCTTTTTTTCTGCCCACTTTTCTGGGTTAGTGTACGCATACGCATTGAGAATCTTTGCAAACTCAATTTGTGCAAGACTAGCACCTTCAGGAAGTTTTACTACGAGTGGAAGTTCTGTTGGTCGTAGAACTCGTGGATCATTAACCTCGATGTCCTGTTCGACTACTGTTTCTTCTACTTCCTTTTCTATTTTTTCTTTCGCCATAATGTTTTTTCTGTTTCCCTATGTGGGCTTATGGAAGGCGGTCGGCGAGAACAGCCCCCCATAGCCCCACACGGGGACTAGCTAATAATACTAAGCAAGTGTAATGTCTACAACAAGAGATGCTTTTTGAGCCCAGAGCTTGAACCCAACGAGACCATACACTACGATTTCTTTACCAGTTTTAAGTGAAACTGCTTTTTCTTCGTATTGCATTCCACGTGGTGAAGCATAGGTTGCAACTTTGTTGACACCGAATACGCGGTGACCTGCGTTTGTGACAGGAGTTGTACCGATAGTTGCATCTACGAATGTACCAGAACGGATGACATAAATGTCAGTTCCCATCCAGTTGTTCATAAATCCATTCTTCAAAGTTGAGTCTGCCATGTTAAATCCGTTTGTTGCACCTGCAATAGCGAATCCTACGAGGTCAGTGTTCTCAATAACGAGGAATGTACCGTAGGTATTTTCATACCCTGCAACCTTAGAAATAAGGTTACCCATGATAGTGTTTATGTTTGATGCTGTAGTAAATCCTCCTCCTGGTGTTGTGTAAGAACCTGCAGCTTCCTCACAAAGGTTGTTAAGAACGAACTTGTCGATTCCAAAAGCAACTGCATACATCATGTTATCAAGACGTGACGCTGCAATATCAAATACTGCAAAGAAATCTTCGTGAGCAAGAATGTGCTCTGCGTAAATAACTTCGTCTGTAACTGTAAGAGCGTCATCTGTAACAGTCCATGCTGAAACGGTATATGTACCAGCTACTGCTTGGATAGTTGCTGTTGGCTGACCTCCATAAGGGTTTTGGATTCTCTTCAAATCAGAGTTATCTACATTACAGATTTTTTCTGCAATAAGGTTGTTTCTCAAAACTATATCGTATTGAGATTGGAAATACTTATCACGATTTCCATAGGTTGACATTGTTCCCATATATGTGTTGGGAGTGTTTGTAAAATTTACAAAGGGACTCAATTAAATTAATTAATGTCCCGCCGATGCACTTACCGCTTACCGCCTCGTCTTGCCCAAAAGATTCTTTCCGCTTCTTCACTTCCTTTTTCTGGGATATTTCCCTTTGAAAGGTTAGAGAGCAGTACATCATCTGATACCTTAGAGCTACCTCTACGAGCGTTAGATGTATTAGAAACTTCTGCTGTTTTTTTAAATTCGGTTTTCTCTGCGATAATTGCTTTTACTGCTGAAGATTTTAGTGCTTCAGATACAGAGATATTTTTAAACTTTGCGTAATCTACAACGTCATCAATATCATCTTCTGAAACATTAGCTTTCATCAGTGCGAACAAGTCTTTAGAATTAAGATTTCCATCATCTTTTGGTTGTGCTTTTTGAGCTTGTGGTTTTTCTCTATTCTTGTCACGATTTCGTGCAAGGATAGCTTCTGACTTCAACGCTCGTGCTTTCCAATCAATTTGTTCCTCTTGATCTTCGTCCTGTACGTCTTCGGTATATTCTACCGCTTCCTCATTTTGATTTTCATCCTGTTCGAGTTCAGGAGTGTATTCATCGTTTTCCATAGTGATGTACTAGTTATGCCATATTTAACAAGGTTGGCTTCCTGTATTACTTTTAATTATATCACACTGTTATTTAACAATGCAAATTATTTCGCACTATCTTGCTGGATTCTCTTTAAAGTTTGTTCAAGAGTTTCGTTTTTCTGTCCTGCAATCATTTTAAGATTAGCAAGACTTGTTTCGATTGCTTGCATGTAAAGGTTTCGAGCAATAAGTTTTATCCCTAAGAAGTCATCTTGGTCTACTTCAAATTTAGTGCTAACTTTTTCTCCATCAGAATTTTCAAGTAATTTAAATGCTTTCTCAAACATCTCTAAAACTAATGCTTTTGATGCTATTGCTTGTTCAATCGTGTCTCGTGAAGCACCAAAGATTTGTTTTTCTGCACCCATCCAAAATTCTGACAGTTGCCCAATAGGAGTATCAAATTCATTGAGTCCATATGTCCTGTGACGGACTACTCTAATAACTTCAGGATTTGCAAATGCCTGTGTGATTGCATCTTTTTCTGCTGGAGTAATCTCTACACCAAAAAATAACTTGCGAATTGCAATGAGTAATTCTTCATTCTCTGCAAATACCGCTTTGATAAGGTTTAGTTCTTTATCATCGAACATCAATTTTTCTTTCGCCATTTTTTATTTTAATTAACTATTAACATTTTTAGTTGCCTTTTGGTTTTGCAGGCATCTTTGTTTTTTTGACCTTTGATGGGGCTGTGTTGTTTGTTGCTTTTATTATTTTTTTTGTTGTTTTCATGTTTATTGCATATTACTAATATCTTGCCCAGCACCGACTCCTCCCGCCGTTGGCATAGCCATAGGGGTTGCTGAGCTATTTAAACTAGATAACTCTACAGGACTGACTGTCCCAGTCTTAGTGAGTACCTTGTTAAATATAAATTTTTCTTCAGGACTCATTGGACGTCCTTGCAATCCTACTACTGTTTGGAACATTGTGGCGAGTGTTGCCATATCTTCTGTATTTTGTGCTTGTTCCCCAGTAATGTCTACTTCTAAGTCCCATTCAAGGTCATCAATTACTTCTTTCCATGTTTTTGTTCCTATCTCATCTGGTGAAAAGAATCGCTGTGTGCCTTGTTCTTTTAGTTCGCTTGATACTTCGTTCATGTGGTACTGTTTGTCTTCTTCTGTAACAGGTGGGATATTTCCAGTATTGAGAATAGTATCAATTATCTTTCGTGCAAGTCTTTTATTTGCTTCTACGGGGATATACTTAGCATCAATTTTAGTTAGTTGGTGATCTTCTAGGATTGCTGTAATTTCGTCTTTATTATTTAGTTGCTTTTTGATGTGTGGAATAACAAAAGCTCGGAGCATTTCTTCAAGAGCAATACCTTTGTTTTCTGTCATAAGTTCAAACAGTGAGTGTGATTCTTGTAGCAATGCTTCTACTTGTCTCCATGCTGTCCCAGAAGGTGCAGCGTTCCCCATCATAGACTCTGATATACCCACAATTTCATTCCCTAACGCTTTCCATTGCTGACCATAGCTTTGTAGGGCTGATATATCGTGTGAATTGTTTTGTAATTGAGTCAAAGGTTGATTAATTGCGTGAATCATAATATCACCACTTTCAATCGCATTGAGTGCATTCTGTCCTACAAAGTTCCCATCTGATGTCTGAAATATAAGTTTACTTGCAAGATCAAGTTGGTCTTTAATACTCTTTGCTGTATGGTTTTGAATCCATTGTGCCTCGAACAAGTTCTTTACTGCTCCATTCATTGAAATTGAACCATCTGCTTCTGGTAGAAGGCATGTGAGCATGTATGGGTCTTGTTTTTCTTTACCTTTGTACAGGCAAAAATCGTCATACTTGTCTTCTTTTTTATTGTAAAGGAATGATAAAACGTGCATTTGTTGGCAGTATGTTTCATTATCTTTATCGTTTCCAGTTAAAAATGATAGCGGAAATACTCCATGTACTTCATAGAGCTTGTAGTAATTATTCTTATTATCTTTTTTTTGTCTGCTTGTAAGTTCACGAGCTCGGTTACTATCAATCATGTTTTTGATAGCTTCTTTGTAATATCCTCTGTCACGAAGTTGTGACTCTGTGAGTTCAAGTAGTTCTATCTTTGGGTTATCCTTAAAGTTTACTTGGTCTACGATTAAACGTGACCACGGGACTACTGACGGGATAAGTGTGTCGCCTTTTTCTACAAATTTTACTACTGCTGAATTAAAACTAGCTAATTCTAGCCCCCAGATATTGAGGAAAAGACCAAAGTTTTGCTTTCGCATCCATTCTTGTAGTTTAATAGTTGCCAAAAAGCTACTCATAATATCACTTTCTTTTGTTGCTTTTACTGTAATGTTCTTGCGGTCAATGTCTGTAGCTCTGTACCAAACATTACGAGCTGATACTACAATGTTAAAGAAAGGTTTATCTCTTCCTAGTGAATCAGTACCCCCAGAGATGTGTTTACTTTCAAGATACGCGTAAATGGTATTTATATCAGTGTATAAATCAGTTGTAACGTATTTTGAAGTCAACACCCCATTACCAGAGATAAAATTTTGCTCTGCTTTTCTTACAATTTGACCGATTGTTTCGTTTGTTTCAGTCATAATATTTTATTAGTTTGTTCTGTAGAGGATAGTATAGTCAAGAGTTCCTCCAACTGTAAAGAACAGACCTGTATAAAAGTCCACTGGAACAGGAAAAAGAATTGTACTTGACCCAGTTGGGAAAGTATAAGTATTTACTATAACTGTTCCTGTTGCTGTTAATGAATCCCACAATTTCATTGTTCCTGATGTGTGAGAATTTACTACTACTCCATAAAGTTTACCTCCTCCTGCGACGATTTGCTGTGAAGTCGTCCCATTTAAATATTTTGTTGCTTCCATTATTGGTCACTCTCGCCGACCACTACTTCTAATATATAAATTATACTACCTAGCAAAGTATAATGCAAATTATCTTGTGCTATTATTTTTAAAATTTTGTTTTCTTTGTGAGAATTGGTTTATCATTTTATCTACAATCGCACTTTGTTCTTCACTTTGGTCTGGTCTCATCTTTGCCATGATTACGAAATACATTCTCATAATCCAAGTATCAGAGTCATCTGGCGAGTGCCCTATGATCTCCTTGATGTCTTCTTTTGCTGTAGCTTGTCGTTTTCCGTCTCCTTTTGATGTGTCTTGGTATGCTGAAAGTTCCTCAATTATTGATTCTTTTTGTTTCCCTGTAACTCTACTTGCAATCTTGTGATTGTTGACCAGGTCTGCAAGTGTAAAAATACATTGGTTTCTTAGGTTTCTGTAGTCTGATGTCAGCGGAGCTTCTTTTGTATACCCAACATTAGGCAATCTAACAATATCCATATCGGTCTTTATAGGGCTGTATGAGCTTTTATACCCAATTACTCCATCGAGCATTGAGCTACTTGCTACTCCTGCCCCAACTCCAATCGCATCTACTGCAACGTGAGACATTGGTATTCTGTCTTGTGCAATGTATTCTCGTATCTTTGCAATGATAGTTTCTGTATTCATGCGTTCAAACTCTTCGCGTCTGTATTCTTCTAGTCCTTCCCAGAAGCTGAATTTTGTCTTATCAGAGCCGTCATCGGCAATATCCACAATAAGATACTTAGAATTATCCTTGACGATTGTGTTAGAGAATACATCTACAAGTGATGTGTAACGAAATAGTGAACCTTGATTGTCTATATATTCTGCAAGGTATTCTTGTTTGTATGTGTCATAGTCTAGTTCCTCTTTGGCTTTCTGTATCTCTGTTTCTGGTACGTGGGGATTGTCTGACGTTGTAAAATGAAATGCTTCATAATCTGGGTCAGTTTCTGCAATCTTTTCAAGTCTTCTTAGGTTTGGGTTTTCTTTCTTCGGCGTACCAATGAACGTAGCTTTTCCTGCTGTATCTGTGAGAGCTGGTCTAAATATCTCTTGCCAGCCAATAAAGAAATCTTTCATAGTGTCTAGTTCATCAAACACAATAAGGTGAGCTTTCATCCCACGGAAGTTTTCTCTAGCTTCAAAACCAGATATATACAATCTAGACTTTCCACCATCTCTAGTTGGGACAACAACTTCTAATCTACTCTCGTTTAACTCACCAACTCCTTGTAATCTAGCCTTTAAAGTTTCCCAAATGATAGAACGACTTTGTTTCATTGTTGGACTTATGTAAAATACATTTCTGTCCTTCTGTGACATGGCTTCGAATAGCATTATCTCAACCATTACAGCACTTTTACCAGACCTTCTACCAGCTCTTACAACTTTAAATCGAGCGTTAGACTCAACAATTTGTTTCTGTTTTTCATGTAACTGCATCTTATTTATCTTTAAACACCGAATCAAAAATGAATACTAAATCTTTTCCATCTTTTCCAGTGTTTTCTTGTCTACTTGAATACCCCTTATCTTTTCCTAGAGTACTAGTTAAATGTTTACTTGCATCTACTTGTACTCGTAATAAATCTACTTTGATATTTCCATCTGCGTCTTCTGGGTTATAATCAAGTGTTTTACTAAGTTTTTTCTCTGCTTTTGAAAGCATGTCTTTCCTATCTAAATCTTCAAGTCTTTCCTTGAACCATCCTCTAAGCGTTATATTCTTTGCACTTGATTCTTCATACCCTGCTTTTATAGCACTTTCGTAAGCATTTGGCCTTCCAAGTGTGATAGATTCAACGTAAAAATCCCAACATTTCTGTTCTCTTTCATCTGGTGTATATTGATTTGCCCCGTTTGGGTTTGTGTCTGCCATTTTAATTAAATACTTCTATACAATCGACGTTTTTACTATTTACCATGAGCATTCTACCGTCTTTTAGTTTCATTTTGGTGAATGTTCCATCTTGAATAGTTTCTGATAATATTCCGTGAAAGGTTCTTTTGTTTCCTCCAGTAAAGTGAATGATCTGCGTTACTTCTTTACCTGTATTGTTTACGCTAGATTTTAGATTCATTTGGTTGCTTCTCTGGTGCTGTTATAATATCCATAATAAGTGAGGCAATTTGGGTGACCTTATTGTCCCACCTATATAAAAACTATTCTGCTGTTTCTGTAGCTTCTTCAGTAGTTTCAACTACTTCTTCAACTACAACGTCGTTTGTTGTTTCGTCCATTTTTGGTTTCTCTTGAGCTTTTTGTGCTCGACTTGCAAGCTCTTGATTGATAATTGCTAAGTTCTGTGCACTTCTTTGTTGCTCTTCGTAAATGTCTGATTTCAAAGCTTTGAGCTCGATGATTGATAGTTCAGATAGTTTTACTTGTTGTTGCATAGTTATATTATACTCTTATTTTTTAACTTGTGCAAATCATTACAGCCACATATTAGATAGCTTGGTACTTTCCTTCCTTCTTTTACCGCTCTTTCTATTATTTCGTGCATGTTACATTTTTTTTCTTTAGGCTTCTTGTAACTAAATCCTTGATAAAAACTTAACATCTTTTCATTATCTATTTGTGCTTCTTGCCAGAGTTTAATCTCTTTTTTACATATTCTGCGGAATTTTAGCAGATCTTTGACTATCTCTGGGATAGGTTTTTCAAATACTGTCATATTTAACTCTTTGGGTTAGGTGTGGTAAATGCTTCTTCTAACTCACCTGTTTCTTTGTTAAAATCTTTGTGACAGATTTTACACATAGCTATATTACCCCTACCAGCCATTGCGTAACCAAGAGAAATAATACCTGATTCATACTCGTGTTTGTGTTCTTTTTCCATATTATTGTACTTGATATTTACTAATAACTCTCCAACCGACATTATTACTCACGATTGTCACTGCTCCGCCTGCTTGGATTTTATACTTTGGCTCGGGATTGAGATTGCCGATAAGTTCTGAACCGTTTGCAAAGACTGTACACATTGCATTGTGGGGATTGATAAATTCATAATGTTTACCTGTAACTCCAACTGCTGTGGGTAAATTTTCCCATCCGTTTGGCATACATTCGACTGTGTAATCTGTTGCTGTGACGTTGTCTGTTTGTGTAGTGGCTGTTCGATAGTTATTTTTTGCAATGAGTGGCCCAACAATTTCTACCCCATTTGCTGTGAGATTGACCATGCGTGTGCCTGAAAATCCATACAATGCTGTACCACCTCCTGCAAGGTGATTAAGTACAACTTGCCCATTACTATCTGAAATGTGCAGAAGCGGTTGCATAAAACGTAACCCATCTGCCGTTACTCTTAAAGTTTCTACATTATTCCTAATAATAGAGACATCTTGGCTTGTTGTAGTTCCTAGTGTGTTACTAAATGATAGATTTCCATTTCCATCTGAGCGAAGTAATCCAGCAATATCATTTTCTGGTAGTATCCAGTCTGTATCTGTGTTTGTGTTTGGATTTGCTTTAAATCCTTTGTAAAATCCTCCTAGATTGTAGAAGCGTAATGGTTTTCCATTTCTTACTTCTGTAGCGGTGTCTGAAATCAGTCTTATCTTACCTTGTGTTCCTGAAGATATTGAGGAAGCTACTAGTTCTAGTACATTGTCTCCACGTGCAAAGTTTGAGATAGATGTTATCATGTCTAGTCCATTTTTAAATCCAATTATTTGAAATGACTCTTCTTGGTCTTCTCTAAACTTTAAGGTAAATTCTGTAGATGATATCTGCCCCATTATTCCGTAAAAATTTGTGTCTGTTGCTCCTGAATTAAGTATTCTAAACTTTTCTTGATTGTTTGATTTGAACACTACATCTTCTGCGTTGTTTGTTCCAAGATATTCGCCTGTAGTGATAGTGTTTCCTGTGGTTTCCCATGCTCCGTATGCTATTGGGGCAATGAGAAGTAATGTTAGTATAATTAGTTTTTTCATTTTAAATCTCTCCTTTTTCTCTTAAGTCTGTTAAATAATATATAGTTTCATTAAATTCTGACCACCATGATCCGTCGTGTGGTATTTGTAGTATTGGTGCCGTTTCTCCGTCATATCCTTCAAGATATTTCCAAAGAACGTATTCTGTAGCTTCACAACGTGTGTCGCAAGTTGTGACTACATTCTCTGTAGTTTCCCATGAGGCGTGAGCTTTTTTATTAATTAATAAAAATGCCCAAGCTACAAATAATACGTAAATTATAAATTCTATTATTCTATGTTTTTTCATATATTTTATTCTTTTTCTAATAATTAATTTATACACGCATAGACTGTGTACGTGACTTCATGCCCACAAGAAGGACATTTCCATGTGTACGTTCCAGGAGATTGGTAAAGCATAGTTGGTGGATTATGTTCTCGACTTATGCATGGCATTTCAATTTTAGATGGTTCTGATTTTATAAAAGGCATATATTTATTTTTAAGCTAATAATCTCTTCAATGCTTCTTCTGCTGATTCTTTAGTTTTGTGGCAGTTGTTGGTGCGGAGGCGGAACTTATCACCCTTATCATCTTCTTCAAACACATGCCCAACTTCTTCTACTTGGCTTGGGTGCCATTTTTTCTTTAAGATGTATGTCATAAATTATTTTTATTAGTGAAATTTCTTTTTGTCTTTTTTATGCGTGAGGTGCCAATATGGACAAAATTCACATTTATAAGCTCTAAGATGTATACCTTTACTTGCTTTTGCTTTTAGTTTTGCTTGTTTTTCTTCTCGACTTATTTTTTGTGTTACTGGACAAAGGGGCAATTTCTTTATTGTACGTTTCTTGATCGCGACTTTCCGTGATGTGACCGTCAATGAATTTGATTTTTGAACCACTTCTAATGTATCTGACTTGTCCTGTTTCGATGTCCACCACTTCCATACCGTGCGGATAAAATGTTTTATTTTGTTTATTTTGTTCCCATACGCACCCATCAGTGATAATAAATATTTGTTCATCCATGATTACTCTTTCACCTTATCTAATAAATAATCTACATACGCACTTTCGCTCATCTTTGCTTTCTTTGCCATACGTTTGAGCTTTTCTTTGTTTTTAGGTTTTACGTATGGGTATATTGGGACTTTATTTGTATCCATTGTTTTTTAGCCATTGTTCTTCTAATGTTTGTTTGTTGTCTGAGTCATAGCCTTCGGTGTATTTTCTCCAATCACGATCTCCGTTCACCGCAGTGTATATCCATTCCTCTAGTTTTTCCTTTGGTATCTCTTGGCTGTCTGGGAACATATCGTATACAAGTTTCGTGAGTACTTTGTATTTGTTTTGTACCATTACTGCTTCGGGGGTTTTAGCAAGAATAGATTTTAGGGCTGTTACTCTAGGAAGTTCTTTTTTCATATTCCAGTACGTATTTCTTAGCTTCTTTCTTAGATACATATTTACCATCCCAATCAAGATATATTTTTCCATAAACTAAATCAATAAGTTTGCAAATTATTTCTTTTTGTCTTTGAGTATCTTTTTGAGTCATTGCACTTATTGATGAGCCAATTTCTGAGTATTCTTTGAAAAGAGGAGTTGCTTTATCATCTGTAGAAAAATCCCACGATTTTAGTGTACCCCATTTTAAAGTTAGACTATTATTTCTATTTTTTTTCATATTACTTATCCAATTTATTATCTTTGACACTTTCTATGATTGAATCCATTTTCTGATTGTAGAAAGTATCAAATATTCCTATAAATCGTCCTTTGTCTGTTTCTTGCTTGTACCAGACGTAAATTACGTCTCGGAGTCGTTCACTTGCTGATTTTAAATCTACTGTCGCACTCTTTTTAGGTATTTCTGGTAATTCGTCCTGATTGGGGCAAAATGATAGCCAGCCTTCACTTTGGCTCAAAGCTAGTACAGACATCATTTCTTCTGGCAAAAGCTCTCTAGAGTCAAAACTGATTGAAATAGACCTATCCTTTCTTATGCGTGGTGGATTTATTACTGCTGGGAGTAAAATTTGCATGATATTAACTCTTTAATTCATACATGTTACCGATAATTTCAACTTCTGTATCTTTAAAAGATAATCTATTTGGGGAAAAACGAGCTTTTTCATTATCCCATTTTACAGTTGCTATATTTTCTTTTACTATAACTTTACTCATGGTAAACTTCATCGATACTACGTCTCCTTCGTAAATTTCCTTTCCGTTTTTGTCTTTGAGTCCTGTATATTGCATCCATACATTATGCTCTGGTAGAAAATTCCTTTCGTCATTTGCCCCTTTTGTAAAAATATCTCGGAAAAACCCCCAATACATCATTATTTTTGTCGGCTCATTCCACGCTCTAAATTTTATTTCACGCATATTAATCCCTCCCAAGTCCACACATCTGGCTTTCTTCTATCGTGTAGTAGAAATTCGGATATGTTTCTGCTTGGTGTGCTAACTTATTACATGTGACCTTTTCTTGTCGTGCGATTCCTACTTTCGCAATGAATAGAAAGAAAGTAATTATTGCGATTGTTATGAGGATTTTTATTAGTGTTCCCATAAGCCTAGAAAGGAATATTTCCTGTTTCATCTTGTGGATAGTCAATGCCGTCATTTTTTTCGACCTTTGGTGCTTCTTTCGTCATCGGATTGAAAGTGTTGAGTGTTAGGTATAGTGTTCCTTTTTCTTTTGACTTTAATAAATCAATGCGTACTGTGTCGGTCATACAAGTATTGAGAAATTCTACAAATTCTTTCTTTTCGATTACAATGTTGCCTTTTACAAATTCTGGTGCTCCTTCTCGTGCTTTAAAAAATCTCATTCCTTGCACAAATTTTGTTTCTTTTTTTTCCATAGTTTTAGAAAGGGAGTAATCCTTTTGAGGATATAAGGTATCTCGCCTTTTGATTAGTTAGTGTTAATAATTCTTCTGTTAATTTTCTACCCTCGTTTGTTCTGCGGTTGATGTGCGGAGTTACTTTGAGTTTCGCTTCGATGTAGTCTATGTCGTCGAGAGTCTCCGCATATTCAATCGCTTTTAAAATCTTATTTTTGTACATGTTACAAATCTAAATCATCAATATTTTTGTTTACTTTTGGAGTTTTCTGTCCGAGTTGTATACTTGGTACGTCCATATCATTTGAGTGAGTAAAGTCTGTATCCATGTCGTCGCCTTTGATAATCAAGAATGTGTCAAGGAGGATATTTTTGAGTGCGTACGTTGTAGCTTTTCCTGCTCCTTTGTCTTGACTATCTACACCTTGTCCGTATCCTGCAAGTGTGAGTGATTCGCCTGATTCGTGCAAAAGTAGATATTCTGTGTGTACATCAGTTAGGATAGATTGTTTCATTTTCTTTCCGTATGATGTTTCTTCTTCCCATCTGTCTACTTGCGTTGTTGCTTTTACTTTGATTGGAACGATTGCAAGTCCGTTATCTGTCATTGCTTGTTTTAGTTCGTTACGCACCATTGAATCTGACACTGCTTTATATGAAGACGTACCACTACCGACATTCATTTTCTTTTCGATGTTTTTGACTTCCTTCATTACAGCAATGATTGCTTTTGTTATGTTTATTGTTTCCATAGTTTTAAAATTTATCTTCTTCTAAATCTTCGACCTCTAGTAATGCGTCTAGCTCATTTTTCATATCATCTAGTTTTTCGATTATGTCTTGTCTGTACTGTGCTAGGGTGCTTTGTATTGTATCGTATTCTTTCTTAGTCATTGTCTAACTCGTCATCTTCTCCTGGTAATGTTGGTTCTTCTGGTAAATCTCTTCCTAAATCAAATCCTCCGCAATCAATTCCATTACAATCTCGCCCACAATACTCACATGTTCCTCTATCTCGTAGTTTCATTTCTGTATCTAGTAGTTGTTCGTTGTAGTCCATATATTTTTACTCTAATGATTTTTAATATGTATGGGTGACTTCCCGTACATAACTACTATATCATAGTGCTGGTGCTAGTGCTAGTAGTTATATCAATAGAATTGTTAATAACTTATTTGTCAAGTTTCAACTTCTTACCTATCGCTTTATAAATTTCTATTAGTTCGTCTTCAATAAAACTTTCATTGAATAGGAAGCCATCTTTACTGTTTGAGACTTCGAGTATGTATCCATCTTTTTTATTTCCAAAAATCTTGACTTTAGTTGTTTTACTCATACATTGTGTTTAAATCCTAATAAATATATCTTCTGGTAATACCCCACTTTTTAATTTTCTCATTACTTTGTCTCTATCCATTCCATAATCTCTCGCTAATTTACAAACTAACTTTTTTTCTCCGTGAAGTTCTATGTATACATTATTTCTTTTATTTTGAGCTTGGTCAAAACTTGTAGCCCAACGACAATTTTCTTTACAGTAATCCCCATCATTATTTATTCTGTCTATTGAGTGTTTTGGAGATGGCTTATCACCCATATCTCGTACAAAGTTTTTAAAATCCATCCATTCTGGACAAATCTTTATTCCCCTACCACCATAGTTTTTATAATTCACATCTTTGGTGTAAAAAACTCGTTCTTTTATTTTTACCCATGTTGTATATAGTTTATGCCCAGTCATACCATGTGTGACAAATCTACCTTTCATTAAATTTTTTCTGTGGCAACCGCATGACTTTGTTTTACCGATAGATAAATTATATAAAGGATAATAATTAACTACTCCACATTTACACACTGCTTCTACATAAAACCTTGTTTTGTTATTTATCTGAGGTCTTTTAAAAACACCAGTCAATTTCAAAAAACCATATTCTTTACCTTTAATAACTTTTCCTTCATTTTTCTTAGTCTTTGCTGTTGGTTTCATATTATTTACTAATTCTATAGTCTAATATTTCTAACTTTCTTTTTTTGCCATTCATTGGTTGATGTGCTGAAATTCCTTTTTCAAATTCTTTAATCATCTTCACTATTATTTCGCAAGTAAAACATACTCCGATTTCTTGTTTTGTTATTGCTCCACATTCTTTACATTTCATGTTTATTTACTCTCAAAAATTGGTACTCCTAATACTTCACCTATCTGTCCGTTTTCTTTTGGTTCCTTAAATTCTACAATTGTTTTTTCCACTAGAATATCCATGTCTGTAAAAATTTCTCCTAAAGTTTTTTCTTCTGGATTATCTATAGGCATGTGGCAAAATCCACACAAAGTTACTTTATCTTTAGTACCATTATGAACTTGTATTGTGTTGCATACATGTGGTTTTCCATTATTTGTTTTTTGTTTCATGTTTATTTACTCTTTAAATTTGATAAAATCTTCTAACTCAAAATTTCCTTTTATAAGCTTGCTTTTTACTTTGTCGCATTTTTCGCAACCAAAAATAACCTGCGTGTATAGGTATCCACTATCTACATCTCTAGATTTTCCCGCAATTCTTATAAATTTATATTTGTGAAAATGTATCATTATTTTTTTATACTTAAATTTGATAATAGCCATGCACTAGCACTTTGTCGCACCATAAAAACATCTTTTGAAAGTATTACGCACTGGTTTACCATCGACCAATTTTTTCTGATATGTCTTACTATATTTCAAACATACAACATAAAACCAACGCAAGTCTGTGATCTCTCGGAGTGCTACAAGTCTCATTCTGACTGAAATAAAAGTAGCTTTCGGGCGGTTTTCTCGCACATTGTCTTCGTTGATTCTATCTACGAAATACTGTACTCCTTCGTTCCATTTTTTGTTGTACTCTTTGCCTCTAGTTTTTTCTGCCTCTACTGGATTGTTTTTGTAGGCTTCGAGGCGATCTTTGAGGATGTCTGATAGTGATTTCATAACAATTTACTAGGATAAATTTTTTAATTAAAACTGATAAGTAATAGCTTTTACTGCCCACATTTGAGCAGTTTGAGCTTGCCTAATAGCTTCTGTTGATAATGCTTGCATCTCAGTAGTTTTACCTTCTTCTGTTGGATAAGCATTATTGATTATAATATCTATAATCTTTGCATATAATTCTTTTACTTCTTGAACTTTTGGGTCGTTACTTGGGTTAAAAGTAAGACCGACCGCTTTTTCTCCATATGTTAGCTCTTTATTTGTATGATTTTCCATATATTATTTGTTATTTATCCTAGTAAATTATTATGAAACTTTATTCTGAAAAGCATGTTCCCCATAGAGTTCTAATGCTTTTTTATTATATGCTAATGCTGCTTTTTTTTGTGTCTTATAAGAACCGATGTAAAATGTTTGTTTATCTTTTGTGATTCTTACTTCCCATGTTAGTTTTCCTCTCTTGATTCGTTTTGTTACTCCTTTATATATCGACCCTGGCTTTTTACCATTCACTGTTAATCTTTTCCTTGTCCTGGATAGATTATATCCTTTTGAAACTCCAAATAAATTTTCCCTCCTATTATCCAGTGTGTTTTTGTTTTTGAATCCTATACAATCTTGGTTATCTAATTCAATCAAAAATTCATGTAAATATATTTGTGTAGTTTCTTTTCCTTTGCCTTTCATTTTTGCGATTACTGCGTACCAATCATTCCCTTTTTTTACTGTTTTCCATTTAAAGTTTGAAAGGTACTCGTAATCTTTTTCATCTAAAATGATTTCTTTATTTTTTGTTTTGATGATTTTCATTTTAAATTCCTCATATAATCTCCTATAAATAAGTTCCAACTTTTACCTGATTTTATTTTGTTTGCTTTTAGTTTGTCCCATACTTCATCTGATAGTCTCATTTGACGAGTAGGATAACTTTCTCTTTCTTTTGTTTTTTTGTCTTTCATATTTCTATTTTATATTAACTAATAATGTATTGCAATAGCACTACCTAACCCAACCACCATCTCTTCAGCTCTACAGTGTAAAAGGATTAGCTTGTACTCTGTTAGTTTTCTAGCTCCCCTTCTGGTTTAAAGGTTGTTAGAGATGTTTAATTGATAAAGAGCAAAATTAAATAAAATGCTTGTGGGGAAATCCGTTATCTTATTTCAACTACTGGTCTTGATTGTTAACATCTCAACGGTCACGGATAGTAGTGTCCTGCGTCATTAAGAACTTGTGGTTCGCGCTCCGTTCCCCCATAAACATTCTATTTAATTGTTAATGTGCTTTTACACTGTCTTCACTGTTTCGATGTACACTTGCCCCACTGTTGTTTAAGTCTCGTGGTCTCTTGTGTAGAGTTGGGTAGACTTTTGTTTTTTAAAATAAAAAAACTCCTTTGAGGAAGGCAAGAATGTATTGCTACATTCCCACACTTCTCAAAAGAGTCGTTTACGGGCTATTTTGAAATGTGTTTGACTTCCTCGCAACCAACTTGGTTACATTTAAATAATACACCCATATAAAAAATAATGCAAGCTACTTATCCACAGCCTTGTATTCTTCAAGAATTAATAAGTAATGGTCTGTAGCTTTAACTGTTTTTTGTTCGTCTCTGTATATTTGGTCTACATATTCTTGACCTTCACGTTCTACCATATTTTTATAGTAGTTTGTCCCATTGCCCCCAAGTCTGACATTGCACATGTAACAACACACTCGTAGATTTCTCAAATCATATCGTAAGAAAGCACCACACACACTTCTAGGTCTAAAGTGTGCAGTGTGAGCATCTTTTTTTTCTCTGATGACATGACCGCAAGTGTAGCAATTCCAAGTACCATCTTTATTCAAATATCTTGCACGAATAATACGTTTACAGTGTTCCCATATTTCGTCTTGTAGTTTTCTATCGTTTGTTTTTGATTTTCTTTTAAGAGGTGTTTTTCTCATGTGTGAATAACTCTATTGCATTTATTATATCACTTGTAATACAATAATACTAGCAGAACGGACTCCTTCCTCCATCGTTGTACCTTTATCGAAACTCGTAAGAAATTAGTACATAGAGCGAAGCGACGAGGCAGCACGTTCCTTTTTATACAAGAATAGTTTCTTGAGCAACATTTTAATCGCAAGAAAAAAATGTATGGAATAGAAAAATACCACGTATGTTTAGTTACGTGGTATTTTTTGTATAGCTATATATTTTCCCTGCCTTATCAAAAGTACACTGAGGGATAAGTGACTCATGAACGTCACCTGCTATAAGTCTAGCATAGATAATAACGAAATACAACAAATAATCTTACAAGTAAATAGTTTATGTGAATATCTTTCTTGGTGAATCGCCTATAGTCAATTTATAATATAATTATGAATAAAATTTTACAAGGAGATTGTTTAGAAATAATGAAAGATATACCTGATAAGAGTATTGATATGATTTTATGTGATTTACCTTATGGAACTACTGCTTGTAAGTGGGACACTATAATACCTTTTGAGCCATTGTGGAAAGAATATAAGCGGATTATTAAAGACAACGGGGCGATAGTTCTAACCGCAAGCCAACCTTTTACCACTGATGTTATAAATTCTGCTCGTGACATATTTAAATATGAAATTATTTGGGAAAGAGCTTTATCGGGTAACCCTTTTCTTGTTAAAAAACAACCATTAAAAGTTCACGAAAATGTGTTGGTATTTTACAAAAAGTTTGGTATCTATAATCCACAGATGACGACTGGGAAAATGAGGAATAAAAAAATCACAGGGGCTTTTAGAGATATAAAAGTGGTTGACAATATAACAGACCAGTATTATCCAAGAAGTGTTCAATACTATGATAATGCAGATAGAAAAAATAAAGTCCACCCCACCCAAAAACCAGTAGCACTCTTTGAATATCTTATCAAAACCTACACCAACGAGGGCGACACAGTTTTAGATAACTGTGCAGGGAGCGGTACGACAGGTGTAGCTTCCAGAAACCTCAATCGCCAGTTTATTCTCATAGAAAAAGAACCTGAATACATAGAAATTATAAATAAGAGACTAGAATAATTATGCAAACAGAAGTTTTAAATGGAATACGTGTAAGAATATATCACGAAGGACAGTATGTACTTCCTCTTTTTGAATGTACAAGATGTGGCAATGAAGACAGTTATTTTTACGGTAAGTCTATTTGCAAAGATTGTTTACGTGAGTGTCGGTGTTGTGGTTCTATGGTTCACCCAGATGCTCCGTTCTGTAGAGTAATTCCAGAGAATAAAAAGATTTTAAACAAACCAGACCAACGTCATATTTGTTGGAGTTGTTATACTGACTGGAAACATAATAGAAAGTTTCAAGTACAGCAAGCCCATAGAGATGGTTGGCAAACGTATAAGATATAAAAATAACTGGTTTATATTATACCAGTTATTTTTGCACAAGACCAGTGGTGAACGTTACCTTTTGAAATCATTTCACTCGCTAATTCTACTTGGTCAAGTGTACTGTGATAGTCGTACTCTTTGTTATATTTCTTAGAAAATCCATCAAAAGTTGGTTTATGAAATTGCATAATTCCATAGGCATGACCTCCGTCACCGACCGCATTGTATCTGTAACTACTTTCACAAAATGCTATCTTCTTTATCACTTCACTTTTCACCCCATATTTAGGTGGTACAGTTTCGATGATTTCTTGAACAGTCATCTTATTTATTCGTTCCTGTTCCGCTAATTGTTTATTAAGTTGTTCTTTAGCTTCCATATGCGATAGGTAAACGTTACGATACGCTACTAATAATGAACCTAGTGCATAGCAAATCCATAGTATGAAGAAAGCTAGAATTATTTTTTTTATCATATCTGCTCAGGTATCTGTCACTTTCCTTTGCTTCTTAATTGTAGCAAGTGAGTCATTTGGGTCAATAAAGTTATCCACAAACAAAAAGACCCACTAAACAGGGTCTTAATGTAGTAGAAGGTCTGCTCTTACTTAAGGAGTCAGATGATAAGTCGGTTTTATCATTATTAATATAAAAAAATCATAGATATTTTGATTGATGAAAGAAAAAGAACTTCACTCCACGTATCACTACTATTTGTACGTCATGCTATTCAAATATATTATCGCATTTGCAAATTTTTATGCAATGAAGTTTTGCACAGATACAAAAAACCACGCTGTTACACGTGACTTCTTGCTTGTAAACTACAATCTGCACCTATCTAGTATAACAAATAAAAAAAGCTACCACAAGGATAGCTCTTTAGTTTGGTATGCCTAGCACACAATGAATAGATTTTGATGTATCTACGTTTCGTGTATTCGGCAATTAGTTGGGGCAATTTTCCGCACCACAAGGGATACCATCAGTAAGTTGATTACAAACAGTGCATAATTTACATGAGATGTCGTCTTGTGGTTTTACCCAAGATTTTGGAAGAACAATCTTCATAATCTCTTTAACTGGCGTTTGGGTTACTTCGTCTGTCACCCATAGTAATAGCTGGCTCATTTTTAGTAATTTTAGTGATGAACAATTTAATGTCTGGTGGTAACCAAATATTATTTAAATCTTCGACGATTTGTTTTGGAGTTTTATTGCCAAAAACTGTGTGCCACGCTTGGTGGCGTTTTTCTGTTACGTATGATAAATTCTCTGGTTCATCTCCTCCATTGTGGCTGCGACATTTTCGATGATGAACAGTAATCTTTTGAAGTTCGATGTTTTGCTTTTGTGCTTCTTGCCACTCGGACATAGTCATATTTGACCTGTAAGAGTAATTGCATTTTGTACATTTTGCAAAGTAGTAAACAAGTGTTCTTTCAATAGAACGGAAGTAAAGAAGATGAGTCGGATTTTTACAAAGACGACATTCTTTTTCGTGCAGAAGTTTTGTTTTTTGACACATGATTTTGGGGGTTTTAGATTATATAATCGAAGTCTCTTTTATATTTTTGTAATGCATTCCAATCATTAACAAGTATTCGTACTTCTTTCCATTTAGTTTCAAGGATACGAAACTCATACGAATTGTCTTGTTTTCTAGTAAGGGTTACATCACATCCGTTTATACAACAGATGGTGTGAGCAATAATAATGTCTCCTTCTCTTTTTTCATACGAATAAAGATGAGGAGTAAAACCGAATGGGTGTGCTGGTATACGTTTAGGGTGTGCGACATCAACATGAAAGCCATGAGCTCCACGTAAAAGCATAAGTTGTTCATCATGAGGACTGTGATTTTTTGCACAGCGGTCACAATATCCAACTCTGGTGATAAGAGATTGTTTTTCCATGATTAAGTTTTTAAAGTTCTAAATAGGACTGTCTCCTCTATTATACCACCCATGTTTTGTAGAAAGCTAGAAAGTTATGCACACAAAAACCCCGCGTCGATTCGGGGCTTGTGGAGGTGGATGGATGTCCTCTATTATTCAAATGTAGATGTAGTATTCGTGACTGGAGTAACTGTTGGAGTGTTTACTTCGTCTGGACGGGTATTTTTAGACCCATAATATGCTCCAAGTACGAGCATTGCTATTACTATAAAATCTTTAGATTCTATTTTCCCCATAAGAAATCCTGCACAAGCTGTGAGTGCTACAAGTAATAAAACTATTTTTGTTGCTGATGAAAAAATTCTATTCATATTATTTTTTAAATAAATTATTCAAATAATTACGTGTGTTTTTTCGAACAAGCCCTGTGGCTTTTAAAACACCTGCTGGTTTAAGTATCTCATTGTAGTGATCATCTTGCAACTTCTTGACTGCGTTTTCTGTAATATGTAGAAACTTCCCTGTATTTAAGCCTGGTTTAAGGTATCCAAGATAGATAAGACATTCTTGTAATGCTTTGACTTCTGTTCCAGTATCTCCGAATTTCATGTCTTTAGTAAAAAAGTAAATAGGTTTTGCAACTGTTACCATCTTTTTCACAGTAATGACTCCACGAATAGCCAACCCTACTCCACGTTTATCATTCACTCGGTGAAATGGTACATAGTGGTCAAAACTATCGTATCCTTCATCATAATTTGTCATAATGATTGCATGGTTGACTGGTAGAGGAACACCGATATTCATTGGGCATTGTTTCAATACATCTTCTGTGTTGACTACTTCTATTTCAGAAAATCCTTTTATCTGGTCAAATCCTTGTACCCAGTCATATTTTATTTCAAAGTATTCTAAGAATGATAGAGCCTTTTTCCTCATATCATCAGTGATCAGTTCTGGATTGTGGTATTCTGACCAGTTATTACCGCCAAAAGGTAAGTCTGATTCGGGTATTACGCCCACTTTACGGGTAGTATCCCATACTTTATGGAAGTAGTTACCCTTGATAGTGTTACCCCCTGTAATAGCTGAAAATCGAGGTGATAGGGATATTTTATCTCCTACGATGTACCCTTTAGACATAAGAAAATATCTGTGACTTTCTGGTAGACTCGGAAGCATTAAATTGAGCTGTACTTCGATTGACTGTATTACTGCAAAATGTGTACACGCCATCGTGTCCCATTTAAAAGGTACGCTCTGTGGTTTCTCTATGGGTAGATAATCACTCCAGTCACCGCTTGAGAGTTTTATTTCATACTTAATCGGTGTTTCTGCTCCAGCAATATAGTCAAGTGATTTTTCATACTGTGAGCGTGGATCTTCAATTACTCCTGAATTAGGCATATTTACTCCCTTTTGTTTTAGGTGGGTTCTTTGGCTTCTTTGTGAGTATCAAAGTTGGTTTTTTAATTGCTTGCATTTGCAATGTTTTTTTACTTTTCATTTATTTTTATATTATAATTACTTTCTAAAAACTGAACGACCTCTTGT